CCAAAAAGAGACAATGATTTGAAAACTTCGAACCTATTACAATAGAATCCATTCTGTTAAAACAGAGGAAATCATACGTCATAGAGATCCAACCAAAAGCAACTGGATTAAAACCCAAACCACGACCAGAAACAAAAGTTTCAAAGGTCCAATCCGCTGAAAAACGGGTATCGAAACTTGGATACATATATCTTGCGGAAAATTTTCCACTCAAAGATAAAGTACCTGGTCGATTGGCAGGAATAATAATTAGATGCTCACGTTGAGAAAGACTGGTAATATCCGTAGGAAGTGTAGTATTATTAGATACACCTGCAAAGAAGGATAATATCACAGAACCAGATTCTGCAGTTGAGCAGAATGGCGTGTAATGAAGGGTGATAGAGACAGGGAGAAACTTGCTAAAATAAGCTGTTTGCTGGACCAGGATAGGTCCAAGGGCAAGAGTTTGGGGATTAATCCATCCTCTTTCGTTTCTCTGTACATGTGTCTCACCTGTACCAGTTACTGCACGGGCAGAACCAAGAACAACCGTCCCTGAAAACCTAGTACATGTTACGCCTTTATAGGTAGTTTGAGTAGTTTTCACAGGGGGAGCTTTGAGTTCCGAAGCATAAGCTTGAGGAACCAACGTGGTTGAAATAACCGGAATTTCATTTTTGATGACTTCAATAAGTCGCTCATCTTTGGAACCGGGAAGAACTTGACCAGAAAGGTCAAGAAAATTGCTGTCTTTTGTTTTGGGATCAAAAGCACGTTGAATACCTTGAATGGTATCAACGGACTTAAGAATAGTAGCAGGGAGCTTTTTCAATAAACCTTCAACAGGATTCGACATTGTAGTTACAACAGTATCTGCAATATCTACACCTGTAGAGACAATATCTTGAATAAGCCCCTTCGTTTTCTTAGGAGCAATTAATTTTAACTTTTTCGATTGAACTTGAATCGAATCCTTCTTTTTTGTGCCACTATTTTTAGCGACATTCAATTTAGGTTGAAGTTTGGAATTAGTACTAGTTTTTAAATTAGTATGAGTTTTAGATTTCGACATAGGTTATATTTTGTTATAAATAAAAGGGCCAACGGCGAAAATAATAAAAATCCCAACACCAGAATTGAAGAATTCTGAATCCTTACCATTTACAAGACAATGGAATCCAAGCACTGAGTGCTGGACTACAAATCTCGAAGAGAGCATCAGGGGTGTAACTTGTCAAATCAACAGAACTATCAATAGAGTCATATTTAAATGATATATTTGACTTATTAATATTTCTAGTTCGTAGTTGAAAACCGACAATTTCTTTTTCAAGGTATAAATTACAACTGGTTAAATCATCCATCAACCATACTAAGTTACCACTAAACTCCTTTAAAAGGAGTTCAAATAGTTTTGAATACGAAGTATAATAGGCATAATTGATGGGATTTTCAGCTGAAATAATTTCACCTTTAATAAGAAATTCACATATTGTAATTTTGACAAGTTCACTGATTAAAGAAGTAAGATAATTGTATCGGTCCAAATCATTAATCTGTTCTTCCGTAAGTTGAGTTATTGGTTTTCTCTTAACAGAGGTAACTAAACTATAATCGATTTTCCATTGCTCATCACGAATGATTTGACATTTTGGAAAAAAAGATTTACGGAGACAACGATTATATTTCGAAACGAGACAAATCTTTTGATCATCGGAAATTGGTACAACAGGTTCAATAGAATCCAAACCTAAGCCTTTAAAACAAGGGGCTAAGAAAAATAGGTGAGGATTATGAACCAAACCATAACGGAATGAATTCATTTTGAGTAGTCTAAAAAGACTAGATTCAATAAACTGCAGTTGCAGTGAATGTGAGATGGAAAGTTGTCTAACACAAGTTGGCATATTTTCTAAACTAACAGATCCTAGATTTTTTATATTATTATTAAAAAGGATCTGTTGATTTAAATACGGAATGGGAACACCATTAGAGAAGAGTTGTGAATTAATACAACAAATATCTTTATGGGAAGTGATAGACTTTTCGTTGGGATTTAAACCCACATTCACTGATAAACAACGATGTTGAGTTATTTGAGCCTGACTGATATTCTTTAAAAGAGAATCATCTCCATTAATTAAAAGGAAATGATCTTTAGATAATATTTCAATCAGTCGGGTAAGTAACTTGGCACGTTTATCGAACTCTCGTGAATTCTCTGGACGATTAACATTCATATATAATTGATACTCCATTCCCTTTCCACCTGCTTTATCCAAAAATAAATCTATAAAAGTAGATAAATTTGCGATACAAAGTAAGGGAAAGGAAAGAGGGTTACCCATTAACTGTCCAGTTTCCTGTTTTAGAAGATAATTCTGATTATCGAGATCAATTATACGAACTTTAAATTGATCAGGATTTTCTTCTTCTAATTCTTGGATTCTTCTTAAAATCAAAGTAGCTATTTTATCCTCACCTTGATAACAAGGTAATGCATCAATATCGTAATTAACAATCTTAAATTTCTTTTTTAGATTGATGTCACGGGAATTAATACATTCCATAGACGCTCGATTTAACCAATAAGGTAATTCGAGACGTTTATTTAAATGAGAGATAATATACTTTGAAACATTAGAATTCAACTTATCAGTCGCAGCAGAATAATCAACAGAATATGTTAAAGACTCAGGACTGGTACTGGTAAGGGAAGTATAATTTTTATTAATGAAGTCAGGAATATCCATTTCCATAGTTGAAAATGGAGTTCTTTTCCAAGATTGAAGAAGATAGGTTTGGAGATTTATACAAGAACTTTGATGAATATAACTTTGAATAGTTAATAGTCGGATTTTGTTAGCCTCAATTAAGAGAGCTAACCGAGCCTGATTACATTCATCACGAATAGCCTTATAATATCGATACTGATCGTCCTCTAAATTATCAATAGAATCGAATTTTTGCTGAATAAATTCAGTAAACGATTCACGAGGGTCACTACCATAGATATCAGTGAAGGAATGTTTAAATTCCTTATGCACCAAAAAAAATCCGCTTCTTGATTTCTCAAAAACAGCTTTTTTCGTCGGTGGAGGTAAATAATACCCTTCACTGCTAATCTCCAATTCAAATTTCTCTTTTTCTTTAGAGAGTTGGAAATAAGTAGAAACTAATTCTACAGCCAACTCTAAACAATATTTTGTACGATCCTTTAAATCTAAAGGATTTTCTGTCCAAGAATAGAGAGAATTTGAAATCCCTTCCACTATTGTCTTTTTAGTGAGGGAACCCAGACCTTTCTTGAGAAAAAAGAAGGAATAGAGTACACTTTGTGCTTTAATCTTTCCTTCCCTTGCTTTAATAATTTGAAGATGAATACATTTTTTAAGACCACCACTAAAAAGATTTAACCGAGGAGCACCAACAGATAAAAAATCTGGGTGATCCCGTAATAATGTATAGGTGTTCATAATATATCCATAGAAACCCTTCACTTCTTTGTGAAGGGGTTCATATCCAAAATTAAAAAAGCGCTCAGTTAGAGTCTTTAAATCATTTTTCACCCTATCTAAAGGTGTCCTTGCTAAATAATCTGTTAAAGAAAAGATTATTACGAGTATAGAGCGAAGTAACATATATATGTTCTCTGCTTCATGCGCACTTAGGATACCCAAAGATTGAAATTTGATCAGAGGAGATGGTTTTTCCATCGCC